CCACACGGACACTTCCCCAAATTTGTCCGTCCACCACGGACACACACAGACACAGATGTCCTCTGTACGCGAACAACGGACAAAATATTAGTGCAATATGCACAACTATTCATGGAAATTTATCCAATAATTATGCACATTGCACTATGAAAATCAGTTATTTTAGAACATTATGCTCTCGTGTCCGTGTGTGAGAAACACATACATGGGTGATGTTTGCGAACATGTGTTCTATGAACAAAATGGACTTTGAATAAATCTAAATAATTATCTATAATAATGTTATCAAATGAAAGAGAGGTGAACAGATGACAGAATATGAAGAAAGTTACAAAAATTACCTTGCATGGCTCACTCCTCGTGAGTTACTGCAAGAGTACAAGTTTATGCGTTTCCCGTGGCGTTATCGGGAACGAAAATGGATCAAAGAAGAAATAGAAAGTAGGTGTGTGTACTAATGTTGGATGCTATATTGTGGTTTGGATTTGGTGCTATATTAATTTTTCCGTATGGAGTTTGGTGTGGGGCAAAATGGTCCGGAGGATATAAGAAATGAAAAATTATTGTGATATATGTTTTATATGTAATGATACTGAATTTTGTCATTCATGTAGTCAGCCAGAAATTTGTTCCGAATTTAAAAAGTGTTTTGATCATAAACCATATATAATGTGGGGGTCAATGTCAAGTTTTGACGATATCCTGAGATGTGTTGAGAAATGGAGGGTGTACAATGAGCAGACCGTTAAACAGTAAGAAGTCATGGTATAAGGTATATATCAAAGAATTAAATACACCGAATATCATTAAAAGTCAGTGTAAAAATAAATGCGATTATCTATTAGTAAAGGCATACACAGGAACAGTCGCAATGGCAATCGTACAAGACTACGTTGTCGAGTTTGAAGAAAGTTTTCGTCCTGTATACTACAATAAATTAGAGGGAGGTGTCCCTATTGACAACAAAAAAGTCTTATTCGAAGAGGAGTAAACCACAAGGACTTATCAGGTCGAAAGACGATTATACACCACTTTCGTTAGAACTAACGTGGGATATGAAAGACGTAAGAAAAGAGTATTCTCGGTTAAGATCAATCTGGCGTAAACGTTATGAAAGAATACTGAAATCTGACTACAAAGATATCAACCTTGTAAGTGATCGACCGATCCAACGTTACAAACAGTTGAAAGATATAACAAGTGATAGAGAAATATATCACTTGTTATCTGAACTGGCAACTATTATAGCATCAGATCGAACCACAGTAACAGGATTGAAAAAACATGAAAAAGAACAGATGCAACACATCAATGATGTGTATGGAACAGAGTTAAAAACGCACGAAGATTTACTAAATTTTGGTAGATTTATGGAACAGCTTCGGGATTTTGCATCGGATCATATATATGATTCAGATTTTGCCGTTGAGTTATATTCTGATGGTGAAAAGCTGAGTACAGGCAAAATGTTAGAGCTATATAAGGAATTTCTGAAAACGGGATCCCGAAACATTTCAAAATTGAAATCTGGAATAGCAAAGAAAGAAAAAGTAAAACGACAGAAAAGGAAAGCAGGTAAACGTAAGCGCAGGAGGTAAACATGGATATTCTGTATACAGTAGATACTTATAACTTTAATAGAATACAGAATTTACCATGTCTACACGACACCAGATCGAATAGAGGAAGTAAAAAAGCAAATGGATATAAAAATTGTTTGTGTGCATTCGATATCGAAACAACTAGATTGGAAGATATCGAGCAGTCAATAATGTATATCTGGCAGTTTTCAATTCTTTTTCTTGATGATTTACATGTTGATACGATAATTGGAAGAACGTGGACAGAATTTGAGTTATTTCTTGATAATCTTATGAATGACGATAACTACGCGTATTACATGATTTTTGTACACAATCTTTCATATGAATTTCAGTTTTTGCGTGGTATATATACATTTTCACCGGATGAAGTTTTTGCCATAAAATCACGAAAAATATTGAAATGTGAAATGTTAGAGCGTTTTGAATTTAGGTGTTCATATCTGCAAACTAATATGTCACTAAATACGTTTACCTCAAAAATGAAAGTAAAACACCAAAAATTATCAGGTGAAAAATTTGATTACAGTAAAAAACGTTTTCCATGGACAGAACTAACCGATTATGAAATAAAGTACAGTACATACGATACAATCGGACTAGTTGAAGCAATGTATAAACGTATGATACTGTCAAATGACAATTTATACACACTCCCCTTAACGTCAACCGGTTATGTACGGCGTGAAACGAAAAAAGCAATGTATGGATGGGCCAGAAAACACAAGGATATTTTTCCGACTATAGATGTTTTCGATCTGCTAGAGGAGGCGTTTCGGGGCGGAGATACTCACGCTAACCGTTATTACTCAGGAACCGTGATACGTGCAGATGGTAAAAATATTCTAGGAATCGGTTCATATGATAGGTCATCCTCTTATCCTGACGTTGTGTTGAATTGTGTTTTCCCGATGACACGTTTTGTATATATCGGATCAATAGATGAATCTGATATAGATAAGAAACTGGATAGAGGAAAAGCACTCTTATTCCGATGTAAAATAACAGGTATTGAGCAGATCGACAAGTATTACGGAGCTCCCTATATTTCATATTCAAAATGTAGAAATGTTTCATGTGAAACACTTGACAATGGGCGAATTTTAAGCGCTGAATATATCGAAACAACGCTTACTGATATTGATTATGAGATAATAAAACATGAGTACAAATGGAAACATTTTGAAATAACAGAGTGTTATGAGAGCAAATACGGAGCATTGCCAGAACCGTTGAAAGACATTTTCCGTAAATATTATACGGACAAAACAGAATTAAAAGGTATAATAGAACAGGAACTTTTCTACAACTTGCAAAAGGCATTGCTTAACGCCGGCTATGGAATGATGGTACAATCACCCGTGAAACAATCATTAATATTCACAGAATCGGCAGAAAACATATATACAGTTGATGAAAATGTTTCACGTGACACATTACTCACTAAATATAACAGAACAGCTTTCTTGCCTTATCAATGGGGTGTTTGGGTAACAGCATGGGCACGCCTGCGATTGAAAGAGGGTATAAACATAGTTGGAGATCGTTACGTTTACAGCGATACGGATTCAGTAAAATATATAAAAGTAAGAGGTGATAATATTGACGAGTTATTTGATAGATACAATTCTGAGAGAAAAGAGCAAAGTATCTCCAATTCTGCATACGCTACAGACCGTTATGGCGTTAAACATTATATGGGGGTGTATGAATTCGAGGATACGTATACTGAATTCTCCACCATTGGTGCTAAAAAATATGTCTATAGAACTAAAGACGGAAAACTTCACGCAACAATCGCAGGAGTTAATAAAAAGCTAGCACCAGATGAGTTGGAAGAACATGGAGGAATTGAAGCCTTTAAAATTGGTTTCACCTTTTTACGATCGGGAGGAACTGAAAGCGTGTACAATGACGTTCCTTATGGGGAATTCACCGTGGAAAATCATGTTTTAAAAATTACACAAAACGTAGTTATCAGACCGTCAACTTACACTATTGGAATAACAGATGAGTACCGAGGGATTTTGGCAGACGCAAGAACTTTAAAAGAATTTACAAAAACATTTTACAAGAATTAATATTAGTGCTATAATAATACATGTAACAGAGATAATACAGGGAGGTGAGAACATGAAAATCACAAGAGAGTTAACAGTCAACAAAATTAATGTTATCTGCTACGATCCAGAGAATAAATGTGAGATTACAAAAGAATTAGTCTTAATTGGAAATCTCACAGACGATCAGATCAGCAAAGAGATCAAAAAAAGAAATTTTGGAGTCGTTATCGATTGGGAGAGAAACGATGAAGAAACTAAAATCTATGGCATGGATGCAGAAGTATTCTTAATGCACGCAACTTTCACAAAATCACCAAAGAATAAGGAGAACTAAATCATGGCAAAGAAGTATACTATAATTAAATCATCAGGAAATTTTGATACTTATTCAGAGTATGAACTCATCGAGTCACCTGCAATCGTTTCACTTAAAACCGTAGAAAACAAAGGTCTTATCTGTGTTGGAGCGTGGGTGAAATATCTCACAGTTGACAACAGCGGAAATGAAATCACATGTGTTTCAGTGCAGGACGCAAACACAGGAGAGGTATTTTCCGGTCAGTCAGCAACTTTCCGTGAATCATTCGAGGATATTGTCGATCGTGTTTCTGGCATGGAAGAGGTTCCAGATATGTTTTTTATTGAGGTTCTTCACAGAACTTCAAAATCAGGTCGTGATTATCTTATTTGCGCACTTGTTTCCCCAGATCGCGCACTTGCTCGTATGGGATATTCTGAAAAGAACGTTCCTATGTCAGAGCCACAGAAATAATATGTTATCGCTTTATGAAAACAGCGGGTATCTATCGATACCTGCTGTTTTAGGATATAAACAAAAGTTTAATTACATCTGGGGCGGACGTGGTACGGGGAAAACTTACGGGGCTCTCAAATACTGTATTGAAAATAAAAAAATTTTCGCTTATATGCGATCATTGCAGACACAGATTGATATGATTAAAATTCCAGAGCTTTCACCTTTTAAAAAATTAAATCACGATATGGGATGGTCAATATATCCGAAAAGTGTCGGAAAAAATATTGCGGTGTATTATAACGCAGAAATTGACGAAAATGGTAAAATAAAATATACTGGAAATATACTTGGTTATGCTATAGCATTAAATACTTTTGCCAATTTACGAGGTTTTGATGCGTCAGACGTTGAGATAGGGATATATGATGAGTTTATCCCTGAAAAACGTGAGCGCAGAGTTGAAAATGCCGGATATGCTTTTAAAAACGCATATGAAACAATGAATCGAAACCGTGAACTCGAGGGTATTAATCCAATACAGTTTTTATTGTTTTCCAATTCCGAAAGATTATCATGTGATATGTTTATAGAGAATAATTTAATGGAAAAAGTATCGAACATGGATATTAATAAACAATCTATGTCTATTATAAGTGATAGAGGTATTGGACTTTTTAACTTGTATGATTCACCGATTTCTGAAAAGAAAAAAGACACAGCTCTGTATAAAATGTCTGGATCAGATTCGGCATTTAACAGGATGGCACTAGGAAATGAATTTTATTCCGCTGATTATTCAGGAATTAGAAGCATGAACATTAAAGAACTGATACCTCTATGTAAAATGGATGCTATTACAATATATCAGCACAAGAGAAAAGACTTAATATATGTAACACGGCACAACTCTGGTAAACCGCCAGAGTATTCCAATACGGACAAGGATGTGAAAGCTTTCAGACGAGATTTTATTTATTTATGGGATATGTATTTATCAAACAAGGTACTGTTTGAGGATATCACAAGCAAGTCTTTATTTGAGATATATTTTAAAAATAAATATTGACTTTGTGCTTTATACCTGATATTATCTTTCATAGAAAGACAAGTGTTCGTGGCACACGTACAACACGTTGGGAGCGTGGGATCATAATGATCCAATGTGCATGAGTATGTACAACTCAAGAATTTGTAGCACTTAATCTTTCGTCACATATGCAGAGTGTCAAAGCCTGCATATGTTTTGTTTCATGTGAAACATTTCTCACCTTTCTTTAATGTTTCACGTGAAACATATTATATGTTGTGCTAAATATAATCAATGGAGGTGAAATATGGACGTTAACTCGTTATCAACTCTTATCAGTAACATTGGTGTGCCTTGCGCTTGCCTTATCGCTACTTTCTATCTTTGGCAGAAAGAAACGGATGCTCACAAGGAAGAAATGAAAAACATGACAGAAGCACTCAACAATAACACTCAGGCGATCACAAAACTTACAGATCATATCACAGGGAGTGATAAAGAATGACGATCAACTACAACAAAAATATCAGAGGTGTGTACATCGTCACAACGAACACAGAGCCTCTGATGATCAGGGCAGAGCCTAACCTAGACGGAACAGTTATCGCAGAAATGCCGAAAAACACAAAATGTATCTGTCTAGGATGCTATTCTGGAAACTGGTATGCAGTCACTTACGAGCATGGCGGTATTATTTCCACCGGCTTTTCACACAAAAATTATCTCAGGAGGGATTATAAAATATGACATTAGACAATTTAATCACACTCATCACAGCAGGATTCACAAAAGACGAAATCCTCACAATGTCAGGTACAGTCGCCCAGCGTGCCCCACAGCCACAGCCACAGCCACAGCCACAGCCACAGCCACAGCCACAGCCACAGCCACAGTTCTATCCACAGAACTATCAGCAGACACAGACACCGGTGCCTTGTGTGCAGGGATATACACAGCAGTTTCCACAGATGTTTCCACAGGCACAGGAACAGGCATATCCTCAGACACAGCAGATTCAGCAGATCAGTGAACAGAATGATGTTCTGAATGCGCTGAAAAATCTCACAAGTGCGGTACAGAGTAACAACGTTAATCGGATGCAGAACACAGTTCCCAAACAGGTTACAACAGAAGATACTATAGCAAGCATTATCAATCCGCCAAACTATGATGGATTGACAGGGGGTGAAAAATAATGTCGAATACATTAAGTTTCGATCAGATCAGCACAGTGCTGAATGATATCGTTAAACAGGCCACAGGCGTTGAAACTATGAAAGCAACGGACACAAGCTCGTTCGTATCACAGGCACAGACAGCGTTACTTGTGGGTAATGACAGGATTATGAACAGCATTTCTCAGGTATTAGACAGGACGATCTTTTCTGTACGACCTTACAATGCTAAATTTAAGGGGCTGAGAAGAACTACACAACAGTGGGGAAACCATGTGCGTAAGTTGGGGATGCTGGACGATGATTGGGAAAACGATCAGAGACAGCCACTTGATGATGACACAGCGGTTGATATGTATAAGATCAAAAAAGGAAAAGTTTTACAGACAAATTTCTATGGTGGTCAGGTATTCCAGAGACACAGAACTTACTTTCGGGATCAGTTAGATCAGGCGTTTCGCAATCCTGACGAGTTTGGGCAGTTTATTTCCATGTATACTCAGAACACGATGGATATGATCGAACAGGCACATGAGAGCATGGCAAGAGCATGCGTTGCAAACTATATCGGAGCTAAAAACATCTGGCAGGCAGGAGTTACAGCAATTACAGATGGGTATACCGGAGAGCATGTTGTTAAGTTGCTCACGATGTACAATACCGAGAACGGAACAAAGTTAACCGCTAATGATGTAAGAAAAGCGGAGAATTTCCCGAGTTTTTATAAATGGGCTTGCGCTAAGATCATGACTTACATGGACTTTTTCACAGAGAGAACAACTCGATTCCATGCGAATATCACGGGAAAAGAGATTGCACGTCATACTCCGCTGAGTATGCAGAACATCATGATTTTTAGCCCAGATCTTCATACCGCAGATACAACGGTTCTGAGTAACACGTTCCATGACCAGTATTTGAAGATTGCCACAAATGAAAAGGTTAATTTCTGGCAGACACTTGACAGTCCGATGGATATTAATGTAACGCCTTCAGTTATGATCCCGGATGGAAGTGTTAAAAAAGGTGAAGCTCAGGCAATGAGCAATATCTTTGCCGTACTGTTTGACGAAGAGGCTATGGGGCTTTCTACGATCAACCAGTGGAGTAGCACAACTCCTTTCAATAGCGCAGGAGGTTACTGGAATATCTACTATCATTTCACAGATCGTTACTGGAATGATCTTACAGAGAATGGACTTGTTTTTGTTCTGGAATAGGAGGAAATAATAATGGCGGTAACAGTCAATTTTAAGACAGCAAGCAAAAAAGTTAATTCTACAGGAGTTGTCGGCGGTGATGTTACCGCCGTTTCCTGTAATATTAATGAACCTTGTTCTATTGAAAATCCACAGATCATTCTGAGAAATGGGGGTTCTGCTCCGTCTTGGAATTACTGTGAAATCAGTGAATTTGGAAGATCATACTGGGTGGAGGATTGGGAGTACAGAAACAACACATGGATTGCACATTGCGTTGTGGATGTGCTGGCAACGTACCGTGATACGATACAGGCAAGTAATTTGTTTTTTATCAGAAGCTCTACGAGTTTTGATGGGGATGTGATGGACACTCTATATCCAACGTTGTCGACACCAGTTAAGAAAAGAACAGTTGTTAATGATGGTTTATTTCCGGTGGCTGAGTATGGACTGAATCAAGGATATTTTGTGTGCGGCATTGTAGGAGAAGATGGACTTACAAATTTCTATGCTTTTATTCCCACTAATTTTGCAGATTTTTGCTCAAAGATATTTTCTACTCTTGATTGGGCGAACATCTCCGGTCAGCAGATCACAGATAGTTTGCTAAAATGTTTGTTCAATCCGTTTCAATATCTGACAAGTGTTATGTGGTTTCCTTGTGAAAATGTTGGTGCAGGAAGTACGCAGGTTTCAGAGGTTAAGTTTGGTTTTTGGTCTTGCGATGTGACTGCGTTGAAGTTGGGTAATAAGCCTTTTTATAGCAGGTCTTTTGAAATGCCAGTTTCACAGCATCCGCAAGTTTCACGTGGAACATTTCTCAACGCTTCACCGTTTCGCAGGATTCAGTTAACTATTGACCCGTGGGGTACGTTCGATATTGACGGAGGAAAAGTTGCAAGTGCTGAAAGCGTAACAGTCAGCGAAACTATTGACTGTATGAGCGGAGTTGGTGTTATGTCTGTGAGCGCAGGAGGTGTTACGCTGTATAGTGGATATGCACAAATTGGAGTTAACATACAGGTGAGTGATTTACGGGCAAATATCATTGAAAGTGGAAGTAATTTGTTAAGTAGCATCGGGAATTTATTTTCTGGTAATTTTTTAGGAAGTGCGTCAGGAGTTGCAAATGCGGTTGAGAGTGCGATACCGGATGTGCATACAAGAGGTGTTAATGGCACGTTGTTATCAATAGCACGTATACCATATGTTATTGAAACTTTTTATAAGATCACCGATGAAGATCGTACAGACAATGGCAGGCCTTATATGAAGAATGGAACAATGCAGGAGTTAGGTGCTGGGTATTATGTGGTTGAAAATGGTTCGATTAATGTACACGGAGCAACCAGAAACGAAAAAGAACAGATCAAACAATTTCTCGAAGGCGGTGTTTTTTATGCGTAGTTTCCCAGCAAGCAATATTTCAATGTTCATCGCTCTTATGACAAGTAATAACTCAGGTCAGAATCCCTGGGGATCTGGCGGAGCAGGCGGAATCGGTGGATTAATATTGCAAGCAATGAATTGGTGGATAGAAAAATGTAACGATCCTGCGGTTGGTTATTCACAGGACTACAGAAATGAGCGCACAGTTAATGGCATAACATACTATGATTGTTCATCTTTCGTATGGTATGGTTTAGGTCATGCGGGTTATGAGATCAATTTGAGCGCATGGCCTTTTACAACTTACACTATGGGCGGAATTTTAAAAAGTTTGGGTTTTGAGGAAATTATAATAACAGACTTTGCTACTTTTGATTTTCACGTTGGAGATATTCTTGTTATTAATAGCAGTGAACATCAGCATACAGAAATTGTTCATGATTTAGACAATGGCGGTCATACCATGGGTGCTCATACTTCCAAAAAACCATTGCCAGAACAGGTTAGTATTAATACATATGATATACAGAGCGGTACTCATTACACGCATTGTTATCGTTGGACCTTTTCCGGTGGTGACTTTCAAGTTGGAGGAAACAGTGAGTATTTTGGAGATCCTACCGCTAACCTGTGCGGAAACAATGAAAAAGCTATAAATAACGCAACTGTAATCTTAAATTATTACAAATCACAAGGTTGGAGCGTAAACGCTATTGCAGGATTATGTGGTAATATTCAACAGGAAAGCACTTTCAATCCGGCACTGATTGAAATTGGAGGTACTGGACACGGACTCGTGCAGTGGACGCCACCCACCGATCTGTATAATGTTCTTGATGTGCTATACGGAAATCACGATGATTGGTATGATGGTCAAAAACAGTTGAGTGTTATTTTTGCAGAGTTTCAACAGAGTTCAGGAATTAAAAACTGGGGTATCGAACCACAATGGTATAGCACAAGTGCATACCCGTTAAGTTGGAGGGAGTGGAGTGTTAGCACACAGGATGCTGGTTATCTTGCACTTGCGTTTCAGGCAAACTATGAAAGACCTGCTAGTATACATCAGGAACGTGCCGGATATGCTAGAGCGTGGTTTGATTATTTTAATAGCTTATAGGAGGTGAATATATGTTTGGATGTGATACAGGTGTTGGCGCTCCTGTAATGTATAATTATATCAATCAGTATAATAGTAGCATAAGCCCGAGCACTAACCACTGCAAAAATACTCAGTTATTTTGGTATTTTCAGAGATATTTGTTACAGAAGGCTATATCTGTGATGAAATGGGATGTTCCCGATAACTGGGATAAGGATTATTTTTTATACTGTTTATATTGTTGGGGCACGGTTGCGATCATTAATACGGACAAGTTTGGTGTTATTCCACAGGGATGCACACTCAAGGGGTATAATGTTTTTTACAGACCTGCGCAGGCGGTAATAAGCAATCCGCTGTTAAAGGGTGTGATTGATCCTGTGATAGGAGAACAGTGCGTTCTTTTTAAATGCACCGCTGACTATGGCGGAATCATGGATCTGGTGGGAAGATATGCGAATGAAATGGCTATTGCTATGGAATCACTTGATATGAACGTTATGAACAGCAAGCTTGCGTATGTGTTCAGAGCAAGGAATAAGGCAGGAGCGGAAAGTCTGAAAAAAGTCATGGATCAGGTTATGAGAGGTGAATTGGCTGTTTTCTATGACGAAAAACTCAGAATACAGAGAGGTGATCAGACTGAAGAACCGTGGGATTATTTTGTTAATAATCTACGACAGAACTATATTGCCGGTGATGTTCTGGACACCCTGAGAAGATTGGAAGAACTATTTTGTACTGAGGTCGGTATTCCCTCTGCCAGATCAGATAAGAAAGAGAGAATGATATCTTCAGAGGCTGAAAGCAATGATATTGAAACTTCAACTAGGATGGAAATGTGGTTGGATGGATGGAAGAAAAGTTGTGATGATGTTAAAAAGATGTTTGGTGTTGAGGTAAGTGTAAATTGGAGACACAACCCAAATGAAAATGGTTCACGTGAAACATCTGGAGGTGATTCTGATTGAGTTTATTAACTGTTGAGGGATTATATAACTATGATAACACATTGTTTGACGGGTTCAATGTTCCTGAGGGGCTTGTAAAACAGATTGCTATTGATGCAATTTTGATGCGGACGAGAGAGTTGGAGATTTTATATCCAGATTTTACTTATATGAAAAATCGTATTACGATATGGAGTAACAAGTATCAGATTAACTGGAAAAAGTTATATGATACGACAGTGCTTGAATATAATCCGATCGAAAACTATGATCGTATGGAGGACTGGACAGATACTGACGATGAAACAACTTCCAGTGCTAGAGATAACACAATAAAAAGCACTAGCACAAATGAAATAATGAATAGTGTTAACATAACAGATCAAAATACCGCTTTTAATGCTGGGCTTGCGGATCATGCGAAACAGATTACGGATGGTGACACGACAGAAAACGGAAGTATTACCAACACAGAAAAAGAAAATGTAAATGATGGGAGAACTGGAAAGCATACAAAAACCGGAAGAGCACACGGAAATATAGGTGTCACTACTTCACAACAGATGATACAGAGCGAAAGGGATTTAGTTGTTTTCAATCTGTATGATGTAATTGCAAACAGTTTTATCGAAAATTTTTGCTTAATGGTATATTAATAGGAGGTGTTATATTATGAGTATGGAAAATTTAGGACCTTACACTAATTTTCATGAGCTTAATCAGGATTGGTTTTTACAAGAATTTAACAAACTTATTGCACAGTGGAAAGCTATGCAGAAAAATTTTGATAACTTGCAAGATGCTTTTAACGATCTGAAAAGTTATGTACAAGATTATTTCAAAAATTTAGATGTACAGGATGAAATTGATAACAAATTAAATGAAATGGCTAACGATGGTAGTTTAGCTGAAATTTTTGTCCCATATCTTAATAATATCAACAGTCCAGTTGTGGTTAACAGTACCACAGAAATGACTGATAAAAATAAAATTTATCTTTTAGCAACAAACTCACACTTATATACATATAATAACAGTTTATCCTCATTCACTGATACCGGAATTATATATGGACAGCTAAATAGTCAGTTTATCTATGACAATGACAGGAATATAAAATCTCATGATTTTAATGATTATGTTAATTGCGGTGGTTATTGGCTAACAGTATCGCCCGAAGAAAACGATATAACAAACGCCCCGTTTGATCTAAAATATGGTGATTTTGTAATAATCAATTTATCTTTCCCCGCAGCGTCAAATAAATGGGTATTACAAGTAGTTACCATGAATAACACTCAAAAATATAATAATAGCGTTGCATATCGTTGGTTTAATACAGAAACAAAAGAAGTTACGTTAAACTGGAAAACATTAGAGACTAATTTTAATTATACTAATATATATAATATTGCAACACACGATTTCAATGAATTTACAAAATGTGGGGGATACTGGGTAACTATCAACAAAGAAACAAGCGATGCTGTAAATGCTCCATTTAATCTAAAATATGGTAATTTTGTGGTTAATAATCTTTCATTCCCATTAGCAGGAGAATTATGGGTTATGCAAATCGTTAGCATTGACAATGCTCCGCTTTATAATAAATCAGTAGCTTATAGATGGTTTGACAGTGTTAACAAAACTAGTCCGACAGGGTGGATGCTGATTGATACTAATTATAATAAATCAAATAGTATGTATTTAATGGGTGACAGCATAACGGCAGGATATCCGTATGAAGATAATGAGACATTCAGATGGTATAATCCATTAAAAAGCATATTTAATATTGATGCTGGTTATAGAACTGGGAGCGGATTATTATACAAGTCTGGTAATGTAAATGGAATATCAATGGCAGATACACATGATTTTTCAATAAACAATTTTGTTTGCATATTCATGGGAACAAATGACTATGGAAATGATATGCCACTAGGCGATATTAATGATATGTATCCACAAAATGAAACAGTGTGCGGAGCTTTAAACTATATATTAACTAAAATAAGAAGGGATAACACAGCGTGTAATATAATTGGAATACTACCATTAAATCGTAAACGTGGAACAATAGAAAATAACTTTGCATATGGAACTATTAATAATGCGGGATATACACTAAACGAGCTTAATATTAAACTTAATGAAATTTATAAAAAATATTATTGTAATGTTATTGATAACACATTCTCACCTATCAATAAATATAGTATAAATAACCTTTTAAATGATGGTTTACATCCAAACGAGTATGGATATAGACATTTAAGTCAATGGTTCAATGGACACATTAAATCATTATTTGACAAAACATTTATATAACATGTGTTTCTCACACACGGACACGAGAGCATAATGTTCTAAAATAACTGATTTTAATAGTGCAATATGCACAATTATTGGATCTATTTCCAGTGATAGTTGTGTATATTGCACTAATATTTTGCCCGCTGTTCGCGTACAGAGGACATCTGTGTCTGTGTGTGTCCGTGTGTGGCGGACAAATTTGGGGAAGTGTCCGTGTGGGGCGGACATGCTGTCTCTTATACACATCTGACGCTGCCGACGAG